GATGGCGATAAACTACTCAGGCTTTATAGGCAAGCAGGGCTAGATTTAGTTACTGCGGATAATGATGTTGAGTCTGGCATAGCAGCTGTATGGGGCAGGCTTTCTTCAGGTAGATTAAAAGTTTTGTGGAACTCTAATACAGAAGAATTCTTGAAGGAATATAGAAAGTACAGAAGAAATGACAATGGAATAATCGTAAAAAAGGATGATCACTTGATGGACTGTTGTAGATATGGTGTCATTTCAGGGCCAAAGCACGGCAAGTCCTTGGAATTTACTAGAAACACACACCGGCGGATAGCTGGGGCTAGGAGTTATTTCTAATGCCATTTACTCATGTATCTGATGAGGAGTTACTTGAAACTAATGATTCTCAAGAGGGCTTTGTGCCTGAAGATGAACCTATTTCAGAGGAAGAAAATCGCTTAAACAAGGTGCGTGCTCTGGAAGTTTTGGGACAACAGCTTGAGGCAAAGTTCGGAAAGTACCTTAGTAAGAGAACTGAAAAAGAGCAAGAGTGGGCTAAGGCTTTACTACAGTATAACGGAGTCAGTGAGAGCTTAAAAGAAAAGGGCAAGATGGCAGAGCCTTTATCTGCCCGAAGAATACCAAAACCAAATATAACAAGAAGCCCGACAAACTTAGCTGTTTCTCGTATGAGGGATATCCAGTTCCCGCTAGGTGGCGATTATAATTTCACTATAGAAGCGCTGATAGATCCTGAGCTTGAAGAGATTGCTGCTGATGCGGCTATTGCTCAGCAGCAGCCACAAGTTCCTATTGAAGACCCTAATGCGCCACTACCGCCTGATCAGGCCATTCAATTACAACAGCCTCCTCAAGAGCAAAATCAGGTGGCTACCATTGAATCGGAAATTAATGAGGAGCGTGAAAAAGCTCTTCGCATGCAAACCCTTATTAGAAACCAGCTATCTATTAGCCGGTACGGTAAAAAAGCACGGCAGGCTATGAGAGATTGGGCTATACTAGGGACTGGTATACTCAAGGGGCCAGAGGAGGAAGTTAAGAATTCCAAGATGTATAACCACTATGAGGATTCAGACGGGGGCCTCCAGTCTGATCTTGTGATAGAACGCATAACAATGCCAGAGGTTTATTGCGTAGACCCTAGATTATTCTATCCTGATCCTGGCGCGCTTATGCCAGAAGATATTGAAGATTGCTTTGAGGTTCACCCAATGGGCAAGCGTGATTTAATTCGCTTAGCCAATAATCCTCAGTACTTAACTAGCAACATAAAGGTTGCAATTATGATGGAGCCAGATGGGAATCGGCTGCAATCTACGAGCGGTCTTTTTACCTCGCGAAATGGTGATGCTGACTTTAGTAATAAGTATCTAGTTAAAGAATACCATGGCGCTTTACCAAAAGATGTTCTGCACATGATGGGATATATAAGCAGGGAGGAAAAAGACGATCAGTTAAAAGAGTACTTTGGTAAAGTATTTGTGGTCAGAGGAGTTGTTATACGTGTGTCTATGGCCCTATTGGATGGGGATGATACTATTCCATACCATTTGGCCGTATGGGAGCAGGATGACGCCTCTGTGTTTGGCCACGGAATGCCTTACATGAGGGCTGATCAGCAAAGGGTTGTTGAATCGACCTATGCAATGCTTCTTGATAACGCAGGCCTTTCAGCAGGGCCCCAGATTGTCGTGAATAGAGATGCTATAGAACCCGCTAATGGCAAGTGGGAAATAGAATCTATGAAGATTTGGTACATGACAGAGTATGCCACTGATGTAAATGGTGCATTCCAGTTCGTAAACATACCAAATAATCAAGCATCCCTCATGAATATCATAGACTCTGCTATGCAGTTCGCTGACATAGAATCCCAGAGCCCTATGATACAAGCGCATACAGAACCACAAGCCAATGTACCGGCTATGAATATGGGTATGGTTCTCACCGAGGCTAATGTACATCAAAGAGAGCTCAGTCAGCATTGGGATGATAATATGACAATCCCGCTGATAAATCGCTGGGTACACTATAATATGCAGTACAGCGATGATCCCGGGATAAAAGGAAACTTCAAAGTATCGGTCGGAGGGGCAACTGAACGTATTGATAATCAGATTCTAGCCCAAGATATAGAAAGAATTTTAGCAATGGCTTCCCAGAAACCAGAGTACATGGTTCAGATTAATGAGGCGGAAGCATTTAGAAGATGGGTTGCCGCTACAAGGGCTGGTCCAATGCTGCTAAGATCCTCCCGTGAAGTTGATAAAAAGATGCAGGAACAGCAAGAAGCACAAGCTAGTGCGGCACCTGATCCGCAGATGGTGCAGGCGCAAGCTGTTATGATGCGTGAGGAATCTCGCCAGCAGGAAATGCAAGCCAAGCTACAGATTGAGCAGCAAAATGCACAGGTTAAGTTGCAGCTGTCCACGGCAGAACTTGAATTGCGTAAGATGGAGCTTCAGTTAAAAGTAGCAGAGCTACAGGCACGGCAGTTAGAAAAGCAGATGGAGCTACAAACGGCAATGCTCACTTTCCAGCGAAAGGAGGATCTTGATCTCCGGAAAATGGACTTTGACTTTAATATAGAGGAGAGTAGACAAGATTTAGCTAGAGAATTAAAGTCAATAGATGTTGACAAGTTTAATACTGAACTCGCAGTAAAGTTAACCGAGGGAAGCGGAATCTGATGAATCAAAGAATAGATAAAGATATAGTGGTAAAGTACGTCGAGCATAGAAAGAAAGAGATATACAAAAAAATAGTATCCCCAAGACTTGACGAAGATAGTACGGATATTCTCAGAGGACGCTTTGCAGAATTAGTTACACTACTAAAGGCACTAGAAGTAAACCTAGCCATCCCGGAGGGACGCAATGAGTAAAGAGGCATTAGATCAAAGCTATGTAGATGAGTGGAATAAGCAGTTTGGTAATAAAGCTGCTTTTGCTGATGAGCCAGAAACTGAGCTTGAAGATAAAAAGGATGCTATCGAACATAGCGATGATGCAATAGAAGACAATGAGCAGGCTCATGATAAAGATGCCTCAGAAGATAGAGAAAGTACAAAACAAGAAATAGAAGAACCTAAGCAAAAAACCAAGGACGACGAGTACAGGGAGTTCGTAAATAGTCAGCCATCTGAAGAACTGAAGGAAAAAGCGCGCAAGATCGTTCAGTCACTCAAGACGGCAGACGGTAGAACATCCAGTCTCCATCGCCAATTAAACTCTAAAGACCTACTTATACAGCAGTTATATAGCAATGGGTCTAGAGTAAAGCAGGAGCCAACGGCTCCAACATCGCTTCGGCAGGAAACTGCCCCGGCACAAGAGCGTGAGCTACCTGATAAAGTAAAGGCGCTCAAGCAAAAAAATCCAGCGGCTGCTGAAATCATTGAAGAGATTGCAAAATACCAGAGTGATCTCACTAAAAAGCAAATGCAGGAATTGATCGATGAGAGGCTCGGTAAACTTGAAAGAGACCGAGAAGTGTCAAGCAAAACGCAGGAATGGAACCGACTTGAGGATAAAGCAGCAGATCTGTTTTCTGAAGATGGTTTAACTGCCGCCGATATTATAAAGTCAGAAGATTTTAAAGCTTGGCTATCTATCAAGAGGGTAGAGGAGCCGGGTATATACAATCTTTACACGCAGGCGAAGGATGCTGACACAGCTTTCCTTATCCTTCAGAAGTATGATCAGGAGTATAAAGCTGCTGTTGCTTCTATGGGTAATGAGTCTCAATCAGATCACTCTCCCAAAGGAGATGAGATCCGTAGTCGTAGAGAGAGTACTAGACAGCAGGCTGTGGGGGTCAAACCTTCTCGCATAGTTAGTAAGCCGTCTGATACTAGTAATCTTTCATACGAGCAGGATTGGAATTTACTTTGGGGGCCTAACGGTAAATACACCAAGCAGAGAAAAAGGAGTTAATATATGTCCGTTGCAACTACTTACGGTGATATTAGCCAGCGTACTGCGGTTTATGCCGAAGGCACGATGTTGGAGTACATTGAACCGATCATTGTGCTCGACAATTTTGCCAAAGTAAAGCCGCTACCAGCTAATACTGCCGATACTATGTCAATTCGTCGGCCGGTACCGTTCCCGATCAGCCTGACCCAGCTTCAGGAAGGAGTCACGCCCGCTCCCAAGAAGATGCGTTATGAGGATTTATCGGTTACTATAGGTCAGTATGGGGATCTTGTTGAGATCTCTGACCGGATCGAAGATCTAGCTGAGGATCCCGTTCTAAATGATGCTGTAGAAGCTATGTCCCGCCAGATTGGGGAAACCAAGGAGCGTATCACTTGGGCAACCCTGATCGCCGGCACTAATGTTTTCTACAGTTCCACCACTGCATCGCCAACTTCTCGTACGCAAGTTAACGACAAGCTCGGCCTGAACCTTCAGCGGCAGGTTACCAAGTCGATGAAGAATCAGCGCGCTATGAAGATAACGCGTAAGCTGGCGGCTGGACCTGGCTTCTCGACAGAACCGGTCGCCCCGTCATTTGTTGCCGTGTGCCACTCAGATTGTGAGACCGATATCCGCAACCTTCCTGGCTTTACTCCAGCAGAAAATTATGCATCTGGCGCGCTTCTGCATAATTGGGAATTGGGTAAGAAGGAAGATGTTCGTTACATCGTTTCTCCTGTTCTGATCCCGTGGTATGGTGCAGGCTCAACCACACTCAACGGCATGACTGCCAGTGATGGCACTAATGTTGATGTGTACCCGATTGTTTACCTGTCTGAGAATTGCTTCGCTAGTGTACCACTTCGTGGGCCTGGCTCGCTCTCTCCGTGGGTAGAGAATCCTGGCAAGCGCACCAAGTCTGACCCGCTCGGCCAGCGTGGTTATGTTGGTTGGAAGATGTACTTTGCATCTCTGATCCTTAACGAAGCTTGGATCATCCGCGCCGAAGTCGGCGTAACTGACCTTTCGTAATCAAGGAGGATAAGATATGGCAACTTACACCCATCAATTTGCTGAGCACCTGACTCGTTCTGGTTTTCTCAGTGGAGCCGCTGGTATCGAGTATCGTACTGCGGAGTTTAACCTTGCTGCCGATCAGGTAGCAAACGGCAATGTGTTCGAGTTCTTCCGTCTGCCGGCAGACGCCTTGGTGGTTGGTGTATACCTCCACTCAGGCGCTTTGGATACTAATGGTACACCTACGCTGACTATTAACGTGGGACACGACGGTGACACGGACGCATTTTTAGTGGGATCTTCTGTGGTCCAGGTAGGTGGCAGTGCCGCCGCTACGGGAGGTGTTCCACTATTGCCCCGAGACCCAACCGATCCAGTGCAGAATATCAATGATCCTTGGACCATTGAGGAAGGCACTGTCATCTCGGCTCGTTTCGCAACTGCCGCCGCAACGGCGGCTGCCGGTCGTTTGGCTCTCACTGTCGGGTACATTCGTACTCGATAAAAAAGGAAAGAGGAGGGCTTCGGCCCTCCTCTAACTTCTCTCTACGTTAACGGAGAAACAGTTTAATGAAGTATGAAAGTATTGACAAGCTTTTAGAAGAGACTCACAAAGATCTTATCAGCATTGCTAACTCGGAGTTTAATCTTGGTGTATCAACCAAGTTTACCAAGAAGCAGATCGCACAGTTGATTATGAGCGCTCAGCGTACTGGTCGCGTGAATAGTGGCCCCATAGAGATTCTTCGTGGAGAAAGGGCCAGCGCTCCTGATAAGGAAGAGTTACCTAAAGGATGGTGCGTCATGCGTCTTCAGAAGTCTAAATATAATCCATCTGGGTACCCAGTGATTGTTGGGCTTCAGGGCAAGGTCACCATACTTCCAGTGGGGATCAGCTTCCGCGCACCAGAATGGATTATTGAGCATTTAAACAATGCGCTACAGCAGGAAATACGTAAGGATCAGGACCAAGATTCCGAGGATTCCGTATGGGTGCATAGCTACCCATTCACAATCCTTAAGCATAACCCAAGTGACGAATGGCCACTCATTGAGAAGATGATGAAGAAAACAATGGAAGCTATTGGGAATATGGGATTCTAAAGGGAGATAACCTTGAATTTTCTTGAAATGGTGCAAAAAGCTATACAGTGGTCTAAAGTTAGGAGTACTACTCCACAAACACTTGTTGGCGCTTCCGGTCTGGTAGAGAACATGATAGATATGGTAGCGCAGGCATGGGAGGAAATTCAGGTCGAGCGCAAGGATTGGTTTTGGAATACTGAGCAGGATGCTACTGGAATAATTGCCGAGGGAAGTGATAGGTTTTTCTTGAAGGAGGATTCTCTTACAGGAGATTCAATAAATAAAATAAGTGGCAGGGTGGTATACGACTTGGTTACTGGTGCAGCCTCGATAGAGGCTGCTTCAATAGCTACCATACAGTACAACATAAGTAGGTGTACTGTGCGTTACTCGGAAGCAGACGAGGTACTTCCAAAGAAAGAACTCACACAGGTTAAGTGGGACGCATGGCCATATCACACATCAGAGGCAAAGAAGCAAGCAGGAGCTCCTAAACTTTATTCTATAGCTCCTGATGGGAATATGGTTGTATACCCGGTACCTGATAAAAATTATAGGCTTTACTTTAGATCACCGCGAGTACCACAGGTGCTTGCTCTAGATAATGATGAGATAACAGTATTGCCAGAATGGTTGCACAAGGGAGTAGTTTGGAGAGGAGTTCTTAATTATGGTTTATCTATCCAAGACGCTAATATGATAGAAATGGCACGAGTTAGATATGCACCGTATAAGAAATGGCTTGAGAGGGATACGATGGAAATAATTACTTTGGGTAATCCTGGGACATACTGATGTTCAGAAATATCAATATGGATGCCTTCCGGCCATTTGAGAACCTTCATGTACCAGCCACTGGCGGGCTTGATATTGTATCGCCAAAAACGTTAGTAACTCCTGGAACTTTAATGGAGTGCCTTAACTACGAGGTAGTAGCGGAGCCTGGATATAAGCAATGCGATGGTATTCTACAGTACGTCGGCAAGGGGGAAGATGTTCCAAAGAGATACTTAAAAGCTAACATAGCGGGGACCTTAAATCCAGGAAGTTTTATCATTGGTGGTATATATCCTCTTGGTAT